GCGAGCGTTCTCCATTCCATAGCAAATAGCTCTGGAGTATTCAAACTGGCCCACAAGGCGGTTGTGTATGCTCCTGTTATTTCTTTGCCTTGGAAGAATGTTCGTTTGGCAAATTCAAAACCAATAGTAGAAATATTATTGGTATAACGGATGCCTAGCTTATCCAGAAGATATATATACTTGTGGTAAGCCTCCGGGTTAAAGATGACAATGTCGTCACCAAGGATGAGATACTGGCCTTGTGCTAGTTGTCTTGATCCGAAAGCAGTCCACACGATGCGGTGATGTACGTTGGCCATGAATGGCCATGATGACAGTGCTCCCATTGGTTGTCCCGTAGCATATTCAACCCAAGGTTTAAAAGGGGTTGTGGTGTCCCAAAATGCTTTCACAGATTTTGGAACCCAGAATTTCCTCGCAAATATAGAAACCCAGGCATCACCTAGGCCAGGAGACATATCGTTTCCGGCATCCCGATAGAGTTCTTTGGGAATAGCATCTGATGCGTTGCTAAGATCGGCAAAGCCATAGAATGTATGTCCTTGTGAGTACAATCTTTGTGCAACTTGCTGAACCTTAGTATGGTCAAAGGTGCAGTCTTCATCGATGCATCTTAACCCAGCCATCAGGAAGTCATGAAAAGGCCGTAATAACGATTGAGTGAACGAGTCTACCATCGCGAACACGCGGGGTTTGAGTTTCCCTCCTTCGAAGGTTAGAGAAATCTTACCTTCATACAGGGGGCGATTTGAATCTACCAACTGTTTGTACGGTAATAATTTCTCGTCAAACCAATCGTCTATCGGTCCTGAGTAAAAAGCTTCTGCGAAATCTTGGAGGCTCTCTAATAGGTCCGAGTTAGACAATACGGCAGCTCGGTCCCAGGGGAAGTTGAAAAACGTTATTCCGTTTGGTCCTGACCTGAGGGAAACCTCAAGTCCGGGCGTAGGGGTGGTCACTACGACACCTTCCGTCGTTTCGACGACAGAACCTATTTCGGGGTAAGAAAGTTTCTTACCTAGTTTCTCGGCCTCTTTCCGGGTGCAATCCTTGATGTGGTTTACCACATCTGGATCAAACTCAGGGAGAGCTGTGATTGATGCTAGGCTAGTTTTGGTGGGAACAGTTATAAGACGCCTCGTGCTACATAAAGTAAACACTAGGCGAATCGACTTTATGTCCGATTCGTCAAGTACCTTGCTCTTAAGCCGAGGTCCAAGCCATTTCGGCCACTTGTCACTGTCCTTTCCTAAACTAACCTTCTCGTGTTTCAGATTCAAGTCTAATTGAAGTATTAACGCTTCGAGACTTTCATGCGTAGCTTTAAGATAACGAACTACGTACTCGGGTCCTTTGGACCGGTACAAATGTAGTATGTAATCGATCTGTTGCGTGTAATCGTTCAACTTGAGTTCTGGAAACAAAACTGGCAGAGTAAATGTTAGCATTCTATTGAATTCCTTAAACTTTTTAGGAGTTTTTATAGTGTGCGACGACTTTGCAGGAAAGCGGCCCACACCTTGTTTAAGCGGGTGTGATTTGGTACGACTTTTCAACAGTTCTTTTTCGGGGCTATGTGTTATTACAAGCATAGTCTGATAATGCGAGCATGGGGTCTTGGAAGATCTGCAACCGGTTACTCAACCT